TCAACTGTTAATTATCAACTTGCCTTTTACTTTGTAGACCGACTTTATGTCGCTGACATTCAGAATTATGTCGTCATAATTCTCTTTGTCTCCGGCCACCAGACGGAGTTTATCGTCCCCGTCGGAGAGCCGAACTATCCGCAAAGTTACAATTTTTCGGCTGACAATCACATATTCGCCCCCCGGAATAATCGCATCCGGGTCCACAGCTTTCAGCAGAACCACCGCACCGGGCGGCAGCGCGGGTCCCATGGCGCGTCCCATGTAGCACATCGCCAGATCGCACTGCCCGGCCTGCGGCACCATCAGGCTGCTCTCGGCTTCGAGGTGCGCGACATGGGCGACGGCCTGTTCGACATCCACATTATAAAAAGGTATCTGCACGCCGCGCAGCTTCTCGTCGGAGAACATCTGTCCTTCGCCCGTCAGCAGCCACAACTTGTCCACCTGAGGAAATTTAGAGACGATTCGGTCGGCGACATCGAGTGATATGCCGTTGTTGCCACGTTTGATCTGATAAAGGTTTTCCCCGCGGGCCAACCCGATATAACGCGCAAAATAGTTGGTCGACATGTTCGCCCACTTGATTACGGCCTCGATTCTTTGCCAATTATTCTGCTTTTCTCGCATTTTTTTAGCAATAATTAAAAAAAAATTTGCATCTTTGCACTCCCGGTCCCGTAGTTCAATGGATAGAATATAAGATTCCGGTTCTTACGATATGGGTTCGATTCCCGTCGGGACTACAACTTAAAATAAGCAATCATCTGATTTAAAGATGGTTGCTATTTTTATTGTTGATATTTTCGGCGTGTTTTTGGCGATATAATACCCGTTTAACATTTACTTACCCAAACTTCGTGATCGGCCTTGTGCTTTGATTGCGTCCACTTCATTACGCAAATATAGCACTTTTCGTCCTATTCTTATCGGATTTAGACACTTTTCTTTCTCCCACCTATGTAATGTCGGATAGGATACCCTCAAAATTCCAGAAGTCTCCTCGCGGGTGTAATATTCCATCTTATCCCCCATAGCAGCCTTGACAGCACTAAAGGTTTTTTCGGCTATACTATTACCTGTTTCCTGAATGAGTGCATTCGCAAAGGTACGCAAATCAGATGCACGAACCAAGAACATCGCATCCGCTTGCCGATCTTGCATGACTTGCATAAGTATACTATCCATATCCTATTAAATAAAAGGCAGCTTCTGCTGCCATCCGTCGATATATTTTCTGATTACCTTTTTTATCCCACGCCATAATATCGGCTGAGATTTATGACACTTGAAGCGATAAGAAAATGAGTGATTAAAATGGACCCCAAATTCTTTATCTTTGACGATAATTGATTCTAACAACTCGATCCTGCTGAAATCTATATTAACCTCCGATTCATCGCGTGCCCCACCTTTTCTTTTTTTCTTGATCCCCATTGCACATCCCGAATTTAATCACTACCTTTATCCTGCGTGTAGGGGTGATCTTTCGGGATTGCCTCTTTTTTATTTCTTCTCCAGCTCTGCAAGGAGAGCGTCGGCAAGGGTAATCGTAGAACGAGCAATTGCTACGACAGCCGGCATGTCCTTGTATTCGTCTTTAACCTTCGCACCAGTAGTAATAGCAGCATGGAATACGACCGGCATTATTTGCCCGGCATACACCCGCCGCCAGTACTCCCGGTCAACTGGTAAGGATTCCTTACAAGTTGGGTTATCAACTGTCAACTTTTCTTTGACAGTTGGCCCGTACTCTCCCCGCGCCAGCTTCTCGGCGTAGTCGTCGTCACGCATCATAAGGTCCTTTCTAGTTGTCTCGTCACGTATTAATTCTCCGTTTTCAGTATAAAACTCCACAGCTTCATACTCCCCCTCATTCAATAGGGCCATGATTCTGGTGTCAACTGATCCTCTTCGGTCATAACATATAACTCTTGCGGTTTTCCCCTCCCTCGTGCACACCGGCGCGCCTCCTATGGCGGCCGATAAATCGAAATTCTTCATACTATTTCACCAATTCATAAAGTGTTTTATCCTTCGCTATCGTCCCGATTTTCACCCGTCCCGCCTCTTCTTCGGTGTCGAACTTTAGCACCATTTTTTCACGTATTGGACATCCATTGTCCTGCCAAATTGCATCGACCATAAGATGCCACTTCCCATTCCAAAATGCGGGTCCCCCGAATATCTCGGCCACGTAAGCGTATATTTTACGGGTAACTATTTGACAGATCAAGTCGCTCATTTCACCAATTCAAATTCGTAAACCACCACCCACGGATTCGATTTCCACGTTCCCCGACCGGAAACCTTGTCGATCAGCGCGGCGAAGGCTTGGCGGGGAGTGTCAAATTCAACGGCTGTTCCCTTTTTCTCGTCGGCAAACCCATACGTGGTGGTATCTGTGGATTCGTACCACGATTCGGAAATGCCCTCACGAAAACAGTCGTCGTCCGAAATATCCTGCAAGCGCTCGCAACGGATTCCGGTGATGCGGATTTGGTGGGGCATATATTTGGCACTTACAAACATCTTATTACGCCAGCCAGCGTGTTTTTTCGCATACAGCATGCCTTCTATGCTGTATTCCGGATCAAATCCTGCGGCTTCATAGATCTGCGCCACGGCCACGACCTCATTGACCCCGTATTTCGGCAATATCACATCCCCATTATTCCTTTTTGCCCATCCGAAGTTGTCAGATAAAAAGTCCGGTTGCGGAATTATTATCCGTCGCGTCATGGTCTTTCGGCCCTCAATGACCGCATCCGTCAGTCCGTAGCGGTCGTTAAACATAATCTTCTTCATGGCTATTCTTGTTTTAGGTTGTTCAGTCTGTCGATCTCGGCGGCGATGATAGCACCTGCCTCGGCAAGCAAGTTCACCGCTTCTACATTTTTGGAAAGGCGCGCAGAAAATTCAACCAGATTCTCTGCGCGCGCAACCATGTTGCATGCCCCCTCCAATTTGCCGCGTGATGCAAATATTTTAGCGCGTTCCTCCGCAATCAGTTCGATTCCTGTTTTCATTTTTTCTTTTTTCATGGCTCAATCATTTTCGTCGTTATCATCATCGGGATAGCTCACATCCTCATAGTCCACACAGAAGCTGATGATGTCCCGCTCCTCGTCAAACATTCCTTCGTCCCTGCACTGCTCGTATTTCCGGCAGTTATAGCAATAACAGTCGTTTATCGGTCTGTTGATTTTCATGGCTCAATCAGAATTGATTCAACTTGCCTATCTCCGCCTTTAGGCGCAATTCTGCATCGCGAATGTTACGCTGCAATTCCTCCATCCGCCGGAACTGCTCTTCGTCCAACCGCGGACATCCCCGCAGCCAGCTGTCGTAGTTCGGGGTTTCTAATTCACCGTTGGCGATTGCCCCAACACGCATACAGTAGTCATAGTACTTGATGTATTCCTCCTCCGGAGCGTCCCGGTCGATGTCCGTCAACATATCGGCCATACTCACGAATAGATCGCCGACTTCTGCAATTCCTCCGGGGTCGTTGCCTACCCACGCAGCCGGATCATAGTCGTAGCCGTGCTTTTCGCAGAAAGCAGCCAGATAGGCGTTGCAGGCCGCATTGTAATTCAGTCTCAGTTCCTCGCGTGACATTCCATTTGCCGTGAATGCCTTGCTTTCCCTTTCTGCGATTATCTCAATTCCTGTTTTCATATTTTTTCTTTAAAAAATTACCCCACTGCTCAGCCATAGCCTGTGCGATTCCCTCAAAGGTCTTACTCCTATTTTGTTTGGCACATCCATATTTAGACCGATCCTTTCGACTTGTTCCTGACGCAATATAAGGCCCCGCAGGTATTACTTCGTTTGTTGGGGATAAATAAGGTAAATTCCTGAGCCATAGTCGAGTTTTTTTGGTATAAGGATGGCCGAATTGATATGGCTGTATCTCTTGGTCGCACTCAGGCATTTCGAATACTTTGGATGATACCGGGTTTTCCACTGCTACATGTTTGATCGGCCATTCAAGCAGCTGCATGAAAAACATCTTAGCCTCCATCCCTTTCATATACCGAACTGGGTCTAATTCGCCAGCTTTTGGATATAAGCGTACCGCCCCTGCGTTGCTCAGGAAAGTGCATGGTGGATGGGCGATCATCAAATCAAATCTGGGTTCCCGCCGCAGCACTGTGAAAATATCCTCCTGAAAGTGCCATTCTGGATGACCGCCGGAGCAAGGTTCAATATCGCAACTGAAAGCTTCAAATCCCCGATCTCTAAATGCTTTGCATACCGCTTGAGACTCTTCGCAAGCCACTATTACTCGTATAGTTTTCATTTCCTCTTCCGTTTTAGCTCCGAAACGCGGCGGAGTACGTAATTGCGTTTTTCATCCTCGTAGTGTATAATAACTATCAGCGCCTCATAAAGGGAGGAGTAGGTATGATATGCCGGGGAAGGTGTATTTTTCCTTGCCTCCTTCCTCAGTCGGCGCAGTAGTTTGGTTTTCATGCCTCATAGGGGTTTGTGGGTAAATCGTGAACGCTGACGGCCAGCCCGGCGGGGATCAGACCGCGGTAGTCCAAGTGCAGGCGATGGAGTAAATCATACAATTTGTAAGGATCTGATATAGCGCATACCTCCGAGCTGCTGAGGGAAGAAGTTCGTATAAATGTTTTCCAGTCGTGGTCCCATAAAAACCAGTCTTTCCATTCGCAGGAATACATTCGTTTGTCTTCCTGTTCGAATACCCATCGAGCACTTTCCTGCTCCTCGACTATATTCGCCAGCTCAGAGATCGGGATAAACGGTTTTCCGTCGTTGTAACCCCGCTCGGTGATCTTCACAAACAGATCGGACATCGGACGAAGGATCGGGGATGCCATAACCAACTCTTCCGAATACTTCTCACCGGAAATCATTTCAACTTTTTCTTCCCCATTCCAGTCGCAACACGCTGCACTCTGCCACTCCCATACGGTGGTCATTCCGCGCTTTCTGTCTAATAATTTAAGCCCATACGGCAGATACCCCGCGATGTCGGTTAGTGTAAGTTCTCGTTTCATGCGTCTATGGTTATTTGCTCTGATTTTTTGTTAATGGTTAACTCTGTTATATCAAAATCAAGTATATATTCTACGCCATCTTCAAGGATGCACACACTAATGTCGCACGCCTCGCAGTCATTATCTACCGCCCAGTCGTAAAGTTCTTTCGGTGTCATATCTCTGTCTTATTCGTGAATCTCCCGCCAGCCGACAATCTCAAAGCGTGGGGAGATTGCTAATTCATTCTCGCAATCCCACCACCCGGAAGGTTCGCGTCTACCTATCGTATAATACGGATCATTGGGGCGACCCACCGCTATATACTTCACAATCACATTGCCCTTAGGCATATCTTTTACGAATGGATTGTGCCAGCGCGTCAGCTCTGCGTGCTGGGATTCCGCGCCCGCAATAAACGCCCTTTTTATCTGTTCCTTGAAAGGGATATGTTCCTCCGGTTTGTCCCAGCGGTTAAATATTTGGTCAGCCCAATGCCCATACTTCTCTGCCCTTTCCTCAATCGTTTTCATTCTCATTCAGTTTTTGGATGAAATTTCTTCGGTGGTACTCGTAATCCGGTTCGAACTCTCCGTCCTCGCCGTTCTCGAACCACATATCGTCGAATGCACTGATCGCTTTCTTCTGCATCCGCTCCTCGGCCTCCTGCTCGGCGAGGTCGGCCGTGTGGGTCATTGCAGTCCGAATCTGCCATTTCGCGTGGTCCGCCAACTCTGCCGTGAGATTATTGATGCACCCGTCGATAAATTCTTTTGCTTTTTCGCTTTTCATGGCTAAATATTGTATTTAGTGTAACGGCCACGTCTTGTGCATGGTGGCGATCAGGTCTATATATCCTTTGTATTCCTCCATCTGCTCGGTGCTATAGCCTTTGGCCTCGCCAATTTTTCGGAAATGCTTCTGCCACTCGGAAATGGTGTAGCGTTTGCATCCTATTTGAATAACATCCTCACCCCAATAGGATACTGCATGGCGAGATGCGCTGATAAATAGCGATTTCGGAACATCGCACCCGTAGCCCAGCTCACACCAGTCGCCCAGTTCGCACTCGTCGCCCAGTTTGCACTCGTAGCCCAGTTTGCACCCGGCGCCCAGCTTGCACCCGGCGCCCAGGTTGCACCAGTTGCCCAGCTCACACCCGGCGCCCAGGTTGCACCAGTTGCCCAGCTCACACCAGTCGCCCAGTTCGCACTCGTCGCCCAGCTTGCACCAGTCGCCCAGTTTGCACCAGTCGCCCAGCTTGCACCAGTCGCCCAGTCTGCACCCGTAGCCCAGTTTGATATTGCGCGCCTCAAATTCGGCGGCTAATTCAGAAAGTTCATTGTACTGAAAGGGTGTCCAGCCTTTGCCTGAAACCCAGAGATAAATTGTTTTCATGGTTGGTTATCTTTGTGCTTAAATTTTAAAACAGTTTATGGATTAAAATACAACCACCATTGACGGGAACGGAGCACTATTTTTTTGGCCCCCGAATTTTAGCCTCCCCTTTATAAATCTAATTTCCCGTGCTTTGTGGTAAATAAATTCGTGAAAATATCGAGTATCTGTACGCGCCGGAATCAACATTACAACTATTGTGTTAATTTTTTGTGCCTCCATGCAGCATTTACGAACCCATGCGTATATATCCCGACCGTATGGCGGATTGCAAAAAACAGTATTCCCGCCCCAATCTTGTCGGAGCCCGTCCTGCTCTTTGGTGTAGAATTTAACACACTTAGCATTATGCGGGGTGGCGCAAGGATCAAGTGTAAAATTAAATTCACTATTGAGTTTATCATAGAAATCCTGTGGTGTAGCCCATAAATCGGTCTTAGATGAAAACATCGTTTCTGTATTCATAAATTAGTTTTTTTTGTGTTTAACTTTCCGATTAGGTATACAGGAGATCCAGCCCCAGAACGGTATGCGCCGTTTCAAGTAGTTCGGATCATCCTCGTGGTTGTATGCCTCTGTCTCGAAGCAGGTGTAGTAGTACGCGCCCGGATAAGGCGGGATAATCACTTCGATCAGCCACGAAATGCCATAGCAAATCCAGCCGGCGAAGAGAATACCGACCACTGTCAGCGCCCAGCCCCACCATGCGAACGAGTAGCTTATGGCGACGGGCAGGAGGATTGCCGCGAACAGCACGGCCAGTTCGATCTGCTGGGCGCAGTGGATTCCTTCGTGGCGGCGCGTTTTCTCGGTCATATGCTGGTATTTCGGCTTCTGGGTAAACGCGAACGCAAGCCATGTTATCCAGCTGAACCCCTTGAACGGGATCAATTTATTGTGAACTTCGATAGGTAATTTCATCACAGATTCAGTTTATAGCCGTTCAGACAAAGCCATTCAATAGCATCTTCCAGCAGATGCAAGAAAGAGATTCGCTCCTGCCATCCAACTTGCGTCGCTTCATCTCCCCAATACAAACACCAACAAGGACTGGTGGACGAACAGGCCTCAATGTGCAAAATATGCACTTTGCCTCCATTGGTCATTATCTTTTTCGGCAACACCGCCAGCAGGTCGGCGACCGTGAAGGCGGGGACATAGTAATTCGGGTACTTATTGTGCAGTATTCGCCTCGTTTCTTCATCCGTATTCCATATCTTCAATCGGGCGCAATCTTCGTCCATTTCCCATACCATGCTCGCCTTCTCCGCGGGCACTCCCAGTTCGATCAGCCGCTTCGACTGCTCGATGCTCGTTACTTGATTTTTCATAGTTGATTGTTTTTTATTCGCATAATCCGTAATAACTCATGCAGCTGGTCGCCGTGTCGTCGTCGAACAAACTGCCCGTGGCGTTCTGCCATTCGACATAGCGCACAACATCGCGGATGTCAGGATACTTATTGCCGCTGGTGATTGCGTGGGCAGGTATTTTTTTCGGGCCGAAAAACGATGAATGAAACTCCGTTTCAAGTGCGGCGATCTGTTCGATTCGCTCCGGGTTCTGGCGCGATATGTTCAAGATATCCCGCTGATTCGCCATCACACACGGCCAGCAGCCGACTCGCTTGTAGCCCATCCGGTAGAGTGGGTTCGGCTCCAAACCTGCGTCGAGGATGTAATCGATCACCTGCTGCGCCGACCAGTCGAACACGGGCCGAAGCAGATCGTCGGCGAACTTCTCCCGAAATGCCCGTACCTCCTTGTCCCGATAAGTGTGCTTCTTCGGTTTGCCCGCTTTGTCGTAACCGTAAGGCTCGAAATAGTACTTGAAGTACGTACATTGCGCCTGCATCTTGGCCCGGCTGGCCGATTCTGCTGCCCGGATACCCTGAATCATCAGCATATTGTCGTGAACCTCGTCCAGCACGTAGTCGATGCAGGTCTTCGTCTTCAATTCCTGCGTGCAGAACCGCGCCCGCGTCGAGGGCCAACGCTTTTTCTGCCGGGCAAGATCGACCATCCCGTCGTACTTCTTCGACTTGAGCGTCACCAAATCCAAGTGGAGTTTATCTGCGATCCGGTTGATGTACTCGTAGGTCAGCGGATGCTCCCAGCCCGTATCACAGAATACGGTCGTGAAGTTCTTGGTGATATGCTCGCGTGTCCAAAGAAGCGCCGCAAGGCTGTCTTTCCCGCCCGAAAAGGTTACTATGACTTTCATACTCATTGCTCGTTAAAGTTTAACTGGAGGAGATCTTGCCGCAATTCTAATATTCCACGGCGGCCCGACGGTCGATGAAGAAATGAATACCCGGTGCGCATTCATTCCAACGACAATCGTCAAAATCAGCGACCTCGACGGTAGTGCCGACCGTATACGCAAAACCGCTGGCATAATACGAATGAACAGTCTCGATGTTAGCTCTGGTTCCGTCTATGTTTTGAATCTCCACCACATAGGCTTTGTTGCATCGACATTTTTCGCCGTAAGCAGAACTTCTACGAGCATCTTCCGGAATCTGCAATTTGACAATAAAACCCTCTACTTTCTTCCAACCGATAAAACTGCCATCAGTAGGACAAGCCATATATGCGCCTTTGGCTCCGCGCAGGTTGGCTCCGCTCAGGTCGGCGTCGCTCAGGTCGGCGTCGCGCAGGTCGGCTTCGCGCAGGTCGGCTCCGCTCAGGTCGGCTTCGCGCAGGTCGGCTTCGCGCAGGTCGGCTCCGCTCAGGTCGGCGTCGCGCAGGTCGGCTTCGCGCAAGTCGGCTCCGCTTTTAATAGCTTCGGATACGGTCTTTTTGATTGTGTTATTTTCGGACAAATACTCGAAAAGTATATTACCTGTCCACCGATTTTTTATCTCAATTTTGATTTGCTTGCTCATGGTTGTTGATGGTTAAAAGGTTAAATGACAATACGACTATTTCAAGTACCACAGATACTGACCGTTGACCGACTCCAACGTAAAGTTATCTTCAAGCGATCCGGCCATGCGTTTGAATCGGATATATGCCATAGCCTCATCTCGTGTATAACATTTCCGTCCTGATTGCGTATTTGGTGGATTATTTCTCTCCAGAGCTTTGTCCATTTTCGCATAAGTGACAAAGGCTGTATAGGCGTTTGTATGCTTCAAGTACGCCTGTTTGCTTTGCATGGTAGCTATCAAACGACGAATATCTTTCACGCTGTAATCTTGAAATAGCCAAACTATCTGCACCTCCGTTAGGGGTTCCGGCATTGAGGCAATACATGGAGCGTTCGTGGTGATCCATCGTATGAGTTCCGCAGCCTCCGCCTCTTTCCCCCCTACAACCCCCTTTTTAGTATCTACCAGTGTGTGTATATATTCTTCTATTCTTTCTTTCTTATATTCTTTAGTTGTGGTTATTTGTTGGTTATCTGTTGGTTGTTCGCTGGTTATTTGTTGGTTATCTGTTGGTTGACAACCATTATCAAAACCATCCTGTGCTTGTTGGTATAAATCATAATTACAGACAGTTATGATAGTATATTTGCGTGTTCCCGACTTGGTTATAAACCCGCAATTATCCAGCTTGTCTATTGCGGTGCGTATTTGCATCTCCGAAAGTCCTGTCTCTTCGGATAGCTGTCCTCTGCTGGTTACCAATTGTCCGCGGTCGATGATTAAACCCTTCCACTTCTTGGCCCGGTAATTTGCCTTCAAAATGAAATGCAATGCCAGCCGCACACAGTTCGTATCCGGATACCATTCCCAATCAAGGAAGCTGCGATACATCTTAATCCAGCTGTTATTTGAAGTGTTACACATTGCGAATTAATCGTTTGTAATAATTGATCTTATCGGACATTTCGGACCTCGACAATTTGAAAATCGTGCGTTTCTTGCGTTCCAGTTCTTCAACCGTCGGCAATCCATATAGCCGGATCAGCACCTTACGATAGACCGGTATGAGACCTTCGAGGCGCTCGTTGCAATTCTTGCACTGAGCATGACAGTTTCTCTCGTCCCACCGGGTAGCTTTGTGAGCGCGGCCTATATAATGCCCGCAATCGCATGTTTTAGGCGTTATAGGCGCACCACACGTTATGCAGTATCCACGACCATCAGGACAGTCCCGATGACGGATATAAAGGCTGAAATAGCGGTCGTAGTCAAGTTCAGGTTTTGTCATGTGTTATATCCCATTTGCCGTATTTGCTCTTTCTCGAAGCTCAACTGGGTACGCAGGTTATCGGATTGATGTACGCAGGTCCTGTTAATCCTATCCAACCAGTTTACGATCTTGTTCTCCTCGGCGCAGGCAGATTTGAGTATCTCCTTCTGCACGCTGGGAGCAAGCGGTATGAGGTCCTTGAGGCGTGATGCCTTTATCAGGGCCAAATCCTGCTCGTATTTTGCCATAGCCAACAAGTAGGAGCTGCGGGCCATACGTACGCTCAGCTCCGACAAACGGATAGACATAGCCTGCGGCTCGGTGGGCGGATCTGATTCCAAGAAGAGCTGCATCTCCTCTATTTCCTTGAGTGTAGATGTATCCATACTCAGAACGGAAGATCGTCGGGTTCAAAGCCAGACGCAGGCGCCGGCCCGGAAGATTGGTTTTCTTTGCGGTCCAATACCTTTCCCAGCATCCTGACCGTATCGGCCATAATCTCTGTAATGTACCGCTTGACACCATCCCGATCTGTATAGTCGCGGGTGCGCAGCCGACCTTCGACATAGAGCTGGGAGCCTTTCTTTACGTATTTATCAACGATATCCGCGGTGTTGCGCCACGCCACCACATGATGCCATTCGGTTATCTCCTTGGGGGTATTCGTCTGGCGGTCCGTGTAGCGTTCGGTCGTCGCCACACTCAGGCTGGCGACCTTGTTTCCCCCGTCCAACACCCGGACTTCTGGATCGGCGCCTACATTACCGATAATGATTACCTTGTTTACCATATTTCCGATGCTGTTTCTTTGCGAATATTTTAAGTTTGCGGATTGCATTCCATTCGTGGATGGATTGCTCCGGATGCGGATGAAGCACGCTGATTGCCTTCAGTAAGTTCTGCATATCGGTATTCGAAATATCCATGACGACTACTTTTTGAAGGTGGTTTTGATGATTGTCTTACTGGAGCGGGCCGGAGGATAGATCATTTCACCGGTTTCGGGGGCTACGACTCCCGACCTCGGCAGGTTCCGAAGCATCGTTTCCCGTTCTTTAATGTCGGCCTTGAGGGCTTCCAGCGTCTTGTACATGTCGTTCAGTTCGCTGTCTCCGCACATTGAATAGTCGTACTTGACACCCGATTCGGCCTCTTCCAGCCGGCAGTCGCCGAACTGGTGTGATTTGCCGTATTTGGACAGTTCGCGGAGTGTGATGTCCCGAACCTGCGCATCATCCTTGAATTGCTTGATCGCATTCTCCATGCGGCTGATCTGTATGTGTGCATCTATAGGGCTGATGTCGCCATTTACGACGGCGCTGATTGCCCGGCCTGCCAGATCGGAAATGGATGCCGGATCTCCGAATAGTGTTATCTGCTGATTCATGCTTTATTTTCCCCTCGTTAAATTGTAGTATTCGGTAACTTTGACATTGACTTTTGTAAGCATTTCTTTATCGACGATATACTTGGACTCCAAGAATCCGATTAATGATAATCGCTTATTGGCTCCCTTGGCGTCTTCCTTGGCCTTGATTATCTCTTCGAACAAGTCCAAAGTTAGCATTTCGTCAGTAAGCGTAGGCTTGGAAGCCGGGCCGGCGTCATCATGCCGAGGCAGTCGGTCTACGTCATCTTCGTCAGTGGCTATATGAAAGTATTTGAGAATGAAATAACGCTCCCCGTAGGTCATTGCCGAACCTACGCCTTTGTCCCAATCATTCTGCCCGTTGGAGCTCCACTCGCATACGTCCTTCTCTCCGGATTCCACGTCGATCCAAGTGAAACGCATCTTCACACTCGAAAGGATTTCGGATTTAGGGCGCTGATCCCGTCCTACGGTATAATCCTGACGGGTATTTGTGATGTCGAGAACCTCCGTTTTGAGGATCACGCCGAGTTCGTCCATCTTGGGCCGGACGATGCCAAGTACTTTCGAACCGTTGATGTACTTGTAATTATTTCCATCGGCATTCGGAAGCAACGCCCTGACGCTCCTCTGGATTTCCAGCAGTTTGCTATAGATTCCCATGGTTATAAGTTGTTTCGTTCTCCGTATTCTTTCAGCCGGCGCAACTGCCCGGCGTGCATGCCGCCGTCGATATCCTTGACCTCGATAATTTCGATGGTATCGCGGTCTACTTCGAAATAGGTCTCGCAAATACCCATATAGCTGTCACCGCCTTGTTCTTCGTGGGTCTCGTAGTGATGGATCGCTTTGATGTCGTATATTTTGTAGGCCACCGTATAGACCCGCTTGTCTTCATCACCGCGCATATCCTTCTGTATGGCTTCGCGGATAGCCCGATAAATCAACTTCAGATCTACGTCCATCAGCGTTCTGGCCCTCTGGGAGAATGGCGACCGCTGGCCGGTTATATGTTCGCTCGGAATATCGTGATACTCTTCGAACGTCAGCACCGGGGACGCGGTTGTCGTGCAATATTGCGTGTTCATGACTATTTAAGTTTTTGAACTCGACGCATAATTTCTGACACTTCATCCGCCGTTTGGTCTCCCAACACATCAGACGTTATATCAGTAGAGTAAGTTATATAACCGTTGTGTAGTATCGCAACCTCATAAGTATCAATTCCATTAGAATAGAACAACTCTCCGCACACAACAGACACTCCATATCCATTGTCAAAATACATTTGGGCGTGAGTTCCGACACCAACTTTATGTGGGTCAAATTGAAGATCCTTAAATGTTTTCATAACTAATTGAAGATTTTATCCAACAATTCGCCTATTTCTTTCTTGCGGTGCTGGTTCGACAGCACCCAGCGGAACACGACGGCAAGCGGAACCGCCAACATCAGGAAGATGAATAACTCGGTCATATCACGTTCCTCCCTCTCATACGATTGTACGATACGTAATTCCAGAGGCTGATCCTGCGTATGACACGTCGCCGGATTCTGTACTGCATGCGCCAAACTATGGCGGTGAGCAGCTGCTTATCGGTGCGTCTTACGCCGACAAGCTGAATATCATTATCCATGATTCAGCGGTTTAATGTTTAGACTTGGAGGGAAATACCCGGCTTACGAGTATGGTGCCGACAACGACAGCATACGCGGGATAGAGCACGCGAAACTGAGCAAGGAAACAGCCTAAAGCATGCTCCTCGCACGTGGCGCGGATAACGTTGGTGTAATCGACTTTATCCGAAGAGAACATCGGACGATTGGCTTTTAGATGACACCTGTAAAAGCAGGTGCGATGCGTTGCACGGGTACTTTTATTCCCCGTTTTGCAACTCGTGTTGTGGTTTGGCATTTGGTTAACACAAGTTCGTTGAACAATATGTAAAAAGAAGGACGCGTCCTCCAGTTAGTCGCCAAACCACCACGACTGCGGGTGCAGAAGTGAACCGAGAACACGCCCTAAAAAGCGTTTTGTATTTTTCTGATATACCCGAAATCGGGTGGCTTGGCAATACAAATTTACACAAAGTTTTTAACTCTGCAAATAATATTGCCGATTTTTGAATTTTGCCCCAGATGAATAGGGGTTTGTTGGCCTTGAGATGGCAACGGTAGAATGCAGTGCGGCTTTTCTTTGCGCGCGGTGTGGTCTGGGTGTTATTTACCCGGATACCACTTGTGTTGTTCTGTAGCATTAGTTGAACACAAGTTAGTTAAACAATATGTAAAAAGAGGGCGTGCCCCCTATTTCTTGCTACAGAACCACAACTACGCAGGGTAGAAGTGCAACGGAGACACGCCCAAAGGCTGTTTATGTACTTTTTATGACTGCGTATGCAGTTCTGTAGCGAAAACAAAGATACGAATTCATTTCGAATCTGCAAAATTATTCGACTTTTTGGAAAAAAATATCTACACCATCAGAACGTACATCTTTAGAACAGGCAAAAGGAGATATATTCCCACACATTTTACTTCCGCATATTGAACGATCTCCACACGGTCTGCATGTTCCGCTTTTGGTCAAACTTTTAATTAGACATCCGCCACACGCCCTGCCTCGTACTACAATTGCGTCGATCCCAAGTATTTTCAATTGGGTGCCGACAGGTAATTCTATATCCATTTTAAATCTGCAAAAAAAGTTAGAATTCTTTACATTTCGAGCGTACATGTAAAGAAAATCGAGAATTCTTTACACGTTATTCGTCGGCAGTATGTTCGTCGGGAAAAGTGTGAATTAAAAGAGCTAATAGGAATTCGAATTTATTAGGTGCTTTTTCAAGCGCATCCCGTATTGCTTGTTCGCAATCTTCGCTATTGCGTAAAAGATTAATATATTCGGCTAAACCGGCAATGCGTTTTTGCATTTCGATAATCTCAGTATTCAAATCCTTAGGTATAGCTATTTTCGATGCGTCTTGGTCCATATTTGATATTTAACGTTTTTCGGGGTTATTTGTGGATAGGGCGCGGCGCCAATTACTTCTTAGTTTTGATAACGGTTCCGACACCGGGCAAAAACCAACATGTATTGGACTTTCACCTCAATTACCAAAGTGAGTGTTGCAATTTCCTGCTTCAATATGGGGTTTCTCTTTTAAATCGTACTCGCGTATCAATTCCTCTCGTTGTAATATTAACTGACAAATAGCCGACTCATATATGTCCTTAATCACGTCTTTATATTCCGAGACACGACATTGCGGTTCTGCCGGTTCACTATTAAGACGCCATGCGCATGTTTTGCATACAGGCGTGTGAGATTTATTACAGAAAGTATTTGCGCAAATACGCTTTGCTCGCTCTTCAATGGTTGTCATAGTGTAACTGATTTATTGCAACGTAGGGAGGATTTGAACCTCCCCCTCCACAAGCAGACAACTCCGCGCGCCGGGATGCCAGCCAGTAGCATACTACCACTGTACTACTACGTTAACCTTACATTAGAACCAGAATCGGTTAAAGCGATTATCAACCAATTCAACATCATTTCCATCTAATAAATTACAGATGATTATGGGCAATGCAATAGACACCATTGCACCTAAAATAGGCACGAGTGCCGCCACGAATGCAATTAAGCATATTATTCGAGGTATTTTAGGAGTCAGACATGTTCGCATGAAGATGATCTCTAACCCAACGAGAAACATCGGCAGAATATAGATTAAAAAAAGCCCCATATTATTTTATATTTAATAGCGGAGTTGCACCCCCACCCGTATACTGAGGAAGTTTTCCATCCCATTTCTGGATAGCATCTTGCTTTACCAGAAGTTCACTGAGAGAAGCAGCTACAGTGCGATTGTAGTAGGCCTCTCCATCTCCCTTAATTTTGAGAGCGCGAGCCTCTCCATCCGCTTTTGCAATCTCTATTTTGGCATTGGCTTCAGCTTCCTTCACCTTGTTTTCGGCTTTTAAAGCATTCTGAACTGCTTCGTTTTTTGCATTAATGGCATCTTGAAGCGATTTGGGCGGAATGATATTGGATGTAAACTCCTCGACGATGAATCCCTCGGCGTTAAGCGATTTTTCCAGTCGTTTGCGCACTTCAGCTTCAAACTCGCCGCGATTCGACATCAGATAATCGGAAGTGTAAGAGTTTCCGCAAGTGCGATATGCTTCATAGATGCAGGTGCTTATATACCCTTCCTCAATCTCAGACAACGACTTTCGGTATTTGACGAACACATGAGTCGCCATATCGGGATTTAGCCGATAGGCGATCGTCGGCTGCATTGTGAAAATCGAAGCGTCTTTGGCATTCACCTTAAACTCGTCATAGGTTTTTCGTTGTACGAATGTTTCGTATTCGAAAATACGCTGGGTAAAGGGGTTGTACCACACGAAACCTTTGCACGTTCCGATTACGCCTCCTTGCTCATCGACATTTGCCGCCCACTTTTTGAAGCGGATTCCAACACTTCCACTGTCAATGGTGGTACATCCGACAGTCACTGCGGCGATAATGGACACCGCGGCCAACAATAAGAATTTTTTCATAATAATTTGATATAATGGTGAATTACTTTAAGTTTAATGCCATCCTCCGCGCCCTCTCGGCATTCTTAAGGTACTTATCCTTGTACTTTCGGTTGGCTTTCTCCGGAGGTACGAACAGAACCGTGTTGTTGTCCAGTCGCAAGGGGACCAGCCCGTTGTCTTTGAGTTCTTGAAGATATTTATTCATGGTCGTTTGATTGTATCCAAAAGAAACGGGGGCTTCTGACTGCCCCCGCGGTGGCGGCGTTACTGTGCTTCGCGCCGCCGATTTGCGTTCTTTATCTCCCGTTTCGTGGGCTTAGCCCGCCTCGGCCTTGCTACTTCCTTCACGCAGCCTCGGATTGTCGAGGGATATACCCTCTATCAGCTTCCGTTGTGATTAGAGCGTCAAGCGCCCGATCAAACTCACAACATTAGGGGTTAGAACCCTGTTGAGCTACCCGGATTCGAACCGGGAGTACCGCCTCCAAAGGGCGGTGTGTTACCGTTACACCATAGCTCAATAAATGCCGCCGACATCTCCACTCGCCCACGCCACCGCGTAGGGCTTCGATACCGGCGGGCAACCCGGCGCAGGCCGTCACGGAGAACGCCGGGACCACTAACTTACACTTAAAATAACTTAAAATACGATTGCGGATTATTGGCAGGAATCCGCGACCTGTGACATGTAATACTCGTTAAAGCGAGTTTGCCGTCCGTCTTCCGTAACGGCCTTTTGTTTGTTCGAGCAAATGGAATAACCCATTTTACGGAGCCGGCTGATTATGCGTCTGAGTTCCGTTGTGTGGTAGAGTCTCTCGGCCTTGCGGACCGTAAGCTTGCCGCCGGCCTTGAGATAGGCGAGAATCTTACTTTGCGGATCGTGTGTCATAGGACTTCACATATTTGCCGCTTTTGCCGCGGGTCCGATTGAACTTCTGGAGTTTGCCCTCCAATTCAAGGACTCGTTTTTGCATAGAATCAAGATCGTGAGTGAGCGCCAGAAATTTCTGGTTCATGCTTGCCAGATCCTGATACGCAGTTTCGCGTTCCGCAAGAGCTTTGCCCACTTCGATCTCCAGCTCCTCGATTCTCTTCCACATCTTCCAGCGGGGCGTCAGGTCGAACCAAAGGAAGGTTCTCTTTTTCAAAATCTCTCTCTTCAT